TTATTTCTTGCGCTTGTTCATCTGCTTGGCTTCCCAGAACAGTCCGGTCAGGACGTCCTTGATGCGCTGCTTGTCCTCCTCGTTCAGAGGGACGCCGTCAAACATGAGCTCACCGTCATCCTCAAGCATTTTCTTGAAATCCCTTTTATCCCTGGAGGTTGCCCAAGCGGGAGCCGAGATGTCTTCGTGCTTGGCAGCATCCTGCTGCAAATAACCTGCTTTATTCATCAGCTCTTCATAGGGAACTTCAAGTGCCTCTGCCATTTTGCGAAGCGTTTGCGGCTTGGGGATGCCCCGCAGCCCATTCTCGATCCGGGAGATTTGTGATCCGCTGATATCGGCGGCTTGGGCCAGCTGATTGATGCTCCAGCCTTTGTTCTCCCGCATCTCTTTCAAGTATGATCCAAATATGCGTTCCACGTTCCGGCCACTCCTCACCATAGTCCATCTGAAACATCTACTTATAGTATAAACACATGACTCTCCTTTGCCAACAGGTAAAACAAAAGAGAGAATTATTGCCAAAAGGCAAGGATATGAAAGGTATGATCCATATTCTCCTGAATAGTTCGCCCATTTGAAGGTTTACGCCGGTCTCCAAATAGTGGTATATTAATGAAAAAATACGAACAACATACGAACACTTGAGATGAGACAAACTTCTGCCAAATGGCAAAGCAAACCTCGACAACGACAATCAAAAGGGGAGTGTTTTTCGAATGAACCCATTTTTACCGGAATTGGATCGCAGAAAGACCCAAAATGCTGTTGAAGCGATATTCGAGAAATATCGTATCTATAAAACCATTACATTTGAAGTCAGGGAGACGAGCGTCACTGCATCCTACACGGAACGATTTCACGGACCGACCAACGTCACCACGGACCAAACGGCCTCGGTTGCCATATATAATGTAGATATGCCTGCGGCCAGGAAGCAGTATTGCGAGACGATCGAGTCGATCGTGGAGCGGCTTGGCGACCGGGAACAAACCCTCATTCGGGAACGGTATATGAAACAGGACGACGTATTTGATTACAAGGTGTACAACCATATCCTTGAACCGCCTGTCAGCAAGGATACGTATACCAAGATCCGCACCCGGGCCTTCTATAAACTGGCACTGGCTTTAGCAGACAGGGGGCTGCTGAAGCTGCAGGAATTGGAGAAAGTCGCAAAGAGCAAAATGAGCTGAATAAGTGCCGAGCGAGCGTGGATCATCAAATCGAGCCAAAACCGGAGGACCTCAGAATGGAGGCCCTCCGGTTTTTTTGTTTCAAGTTGAGGCAGCGTTGTTGAGGAAGAGACCTAAGAGAACTGGTATGTAATCAAAAAATGCGAACATAGGTTCGTACTATTTTCCGCCGACATTCCACTTAAAGTTCCGCATTATCCGTCCTATAAGACGTCAGCGCATCCGATTTAGGGGTGTAAGATTGTATTATCGGAAATGAAGTTAAACAGAGCATACCGAACACACACAGTGTAGATGTGAGCCGGCCTTGAGAAGGACCGGTTTTTTTGCTGCGGCTTTAGGCTTCGATTGCTTCATTTTCGATGCTCTATATGAATAGAAAGGAGGGGGCCGTATTGCGCAAGCATGTGATCGTCGCAAGAAGCTGGCTATCCCATAACCGACCGGAAGCCACCCGGCTATCTGCGGAATGAGAGGGGCGGTCAAGCAGGCCGTTCTAGATATCGTTCCGGAGCTTGAAGGCCAAATATATGACGTACATCCGCCGGATGGGGTGAGCGAGCCTTTTTATGGCGTCATTACGCTGGGAGAGGACGTTTGGAAATCCTCATGGGCAGGGTACCGGCAGGTGGTTCGATTGAAGCTGTATGCGGATCGTTCCGAATTGCTTCAGTTGGATCGCTGGGTGGAACTTCTAATCCCGGGACTTCATCGCAAGCAGGTTATCGGAGCCGATGGGAAAGCATTCAAGCTGCATTATTTGGGTGTGCCGGAAGCCGACAAGTTCGATTCTGTTTCAGGCAAAATGATCCGGATCATGCGATTCGGCGTCTATATGCCGCAGGCATCCGGGGCCGGTTCCACCGGACAACCCGACGAGTGGCTGCATACGCTGACAGCCTGGACAGGAGATGTGCTGGGCGTTCCTTGGCGCATCTATCATACGGCATGGCCCGCGGGACGGGAAGATCACGCCGTACTATGGCGGATGACGGGCTGCGAGACCAAGATGGCGGGCGCTTCGATGTTCGAGGTTCGTAAAACCTTTACCGGACATATTGCCGCTCTTGATTCCGCGGACGAGCAGCTGACAGCTGCAAGGCTGGTGGAGGAGCTTGGTACCCAGATCCAGCTGAAGTTGGATTCGCAGGATCGCCGCTATTTATCCGTTGCGGAGATTACCTCCGATATGCAGGCTGATCCCATTCTGGACGGGCAGCTGAAGCTGACCCTGGCGCAGCGGAAGATGCGTTCACCGGAGGAAGCCGCCTTGATCAGGCGCATTAACGTTCATCCAATTTTAAAGTGAGGTGGTCACAATGGCTGTGAAAAAAACACTCAAGGCAGAATCTCGAAGTATCAGCGCTCCGCGATATGCGCTAGATGAACTCGAAACACACGCCAAGGAACTGTTCCAGGTTCGGGCGGAAGTGCTGGCAGGTGCCATGTATGGAGCAGACGGAGAGCTGTTCACGGTAACCGAAGTCAAGGAAAGAATCCAACAATTTATGAAAGCGAAGGTGGTCTAATCATGGCAGGTGGAACATGGGAAAGCACAAATAAACCGGTACTTCCGGGTTTGTATATGAATTTCAAGGCGGCAGCCGCGTCGGCTATTCAGGGTGGATCCCGGGGGACGGTCGTCGTGCCCGTTAAAGCCAATTGGGGACCCGTGCGCGAGTTCGTGGAGATCGGCAGCGAGTTCGCGATTTCCGAGCTGTATTCCGCGGATAGCCAGGATGGGGCTACGGCTTACGAAACGCTCTATCTGGCTTTGCTTGGCGGGCCGAAGAAGCTGCTGGCCTATCGCCTGGCAGATAACACGGCGGCAGCGGCTAGCGTAACGCTGCAAAATGCGGAAGCCACGCCTTCCGACGTGTTGAAGCTGCAGGCGAAATATCCCGGCAGTCGTGGCAACGGCTTCTCCGTAACCGTGCAGCCGTCGCTGATCGACCCGGCAGCACGCGAGCTTCGCCTCTATGAAGGTGCCAAGCTGCTTGGCACTTATACAAGCCTGGACGGGACAGCAGCGTCGATTGCGGCACAGATCAATGAAGACGATGAGAACCTCTGGGTAACGGCTACCGCACTGGAGGCGGCCGGCGTTCCTGCTGATGTGAACGGAGCTGTGCTGTCCGGAGGCAAAAGCGGCAACGGCGGCCTGACGAATGCAGATTATATCGAGATGCAGGATGCGGTCGAAGGCCAGGAATTCAACGTACTTGCCCTGGATTATGCTGCAGATATGGCTCTGCTGCAGAGCTTTGCGGCCTGGGTGAAGCGTCTTCGTCAAGAAGGACGCGGCGTGATGGCCGTATTCGGCGGCAGCGCTGCGGACGATACCTCCAAGGATGCAGCGAAACTGGCTGCGGCCCGTTCGCTTGCGTTGAACCATGAAGGGATTATTAATGTGGGGACGGGCGTGCGTCTGTCCGGCGTGAACTACAGTTCTGCCCAGACGGCTGCTTATGTGACCGGGCTTATTGCGGGTCAACGCTTGAACCAATCCGCTACATATGCGGTAACGCCATTCGAAGATGTGACCCGTCGCTGGACCCGATCCGAGCAGGAGCAGGCCGTACGAAATGGCGTGTTCGTACTCTTCTATGACGGACGTCAGGTGAAGGCGCTGCGCGGCATCAACACGTTGGTGAATCCGGCTGAAGGCCAAAACAATGCCTGGAAAAAAATCCGTTCCATCCGCGTGATGGATGCGATCCATGGGGACTTGCAGTTGGCCGCGGAACAGACCTACATCGGCAAGGTGAACAACACGGAGGAAGGTCGATTAGCGTTAATCGGCGCCGTGAAGGAATACCTCGCTTCGTTGTCACTGAGCAATGTCATCGAGCCGGACGGCTACGACGTCATTCTCGATCCGGCATACTATGGCGATTCCGCCGTGAACACGCCGGAGCCGGATCAGGTCTTCTTGCAGTGGAATGTGAAGTTAACCGATGTGATGGAGCAGCTGTTCGGTACATTTTACGTGCAATAATTAGAACGCCGATCAACATTTTTCTTATAAAAACTTAAAGAAATCGAGGAGGAACTAAATATGTTGGATGCTTCAAGAGTCATTATGGGGACATACGGCCAGGCGTATATTGACGGGGTTTGGCAGACGCACATCAACAAGCTGGAAGCCAGCGTGGAATTGGAGAAGCGCGAGCTGAAGCTGGTCGGCAACGACTGGACGGTGCACAAAAACGGCAGCAAAAAAGGAACCGGTACGATGAGCGGTTACAAGGTCACTTCCGATATGATCGCCCGCGGCTTCACTAAATTCGATATCATCTCCAAGCTGGATGATCCCGAATCCTACGGCCATGAGCGCGTTCGTCTGATCCGCTGCATGCCGGACAAAATCCAGCTAGCTAACTGGACAGCGGGTGAAGAAGTACAGGAGGAAACTTCATTTACCTTTGAGGGGTACGAGCTATTGGATCCGATTCAGGGGGATTAAGAGGTTTCTGCTTAAGCGCTGCTTGAGTACGTCAAATAGCGGGGGTTCGCCCGGGATGGTGTACCTCATACGGGCGAGCATCGCCCGCTGCAATAGGAAATGGAATCTATTATTTAATGAGCAAAGGAGATATACGCATGAGCTTGCACGAGAACATGAGCGAAGAGCAAATTTTGGACAGTCTGTTTGAGGCAGCCGAGAAGCTGCCGGAAGAAACGGTTCGCATTAAGCGCTTAGATATGAAAATGGTGCTCCAGGGTTTGACTTCGAGCAAGGTGGACAGCATCCGCGAGCGCTGTACCGTTCGCCGTACGGTAAAGGGTGCAGTGGATGAGAAGGTGGATACGGAAACGTTTAATGCATTGCTGATTTCCGAGGCCACGAGCAGTCTGTCGGTGAAGGGTTTGACGCTTAGCGGCTGGGGCGATCCGCGGATTACAAGCCGCTTGAAGCTGTCGGGCGGAGAGCAGGCGGTTCGCCGCATGCTGCTGGCCGGAGAGCTGGATGCCGTAGGCGATAAAGTGCTGGAGCTGTCCGGCTTTGGGGTCGAGATTGCTGACCTAAAAAACTGATTGGCTCCGGGGGAATGACGACGATGCTGTATCATCTGTGGGTCCGGCATCACCTTCGTCCCGGAGATTTTTGGCGGCTCCCGCGAGGCGAGCGCCTGCTGCTGCTCGCTTTCTCCCAGTCGGAGATCGAGGGCATGGCCGGTCAGAGTTTGAAGTGAATAGGGGGTGAAACGAAATGGCTGAAGCCATGAACTACCGCATGAATCTGGTCATTGATCCGAAAAACGTGATCAAGGCCAACCGCGAGCTGCGGGCGATGGAGCGTTATTTTGAGCGGATTCAGGGACGCGTCATGCGAATCGGGCGTACCCGCATGGCGCCTGAAATCGTGCTGAAGGACAGCGCCTCGAAGGGGCTGGACAGCCTGCTGGCCAAAATGCAGCGGGTGAAGTCACAAGTCATCCAAGCCTCGGCAAATGTAAAGCTGAACGTGCAGAAGCAGGTTGATACGAGTGTTCTAGTGGATTTGAAGGCATCAGGGTTTGATTTTTCTCCGTTGATTGATGCGCTGAGCGCGAATACGATTGCGGTGGATAATCTTACGGCGGAGCTTGGATCGCTTCAGCTTGGAGGCGGGGGTAGCGGTAAAAAGTCTGGATGGGATACGGCTCTAGGCATTTTAGGCGGTGTTATCACCGTGGGTTCCACTATGAAAAATGGTGGCCAACTATATGGTAAAGGAAAAAAGATGCGCGAAGCATGGAGTAAAGATACACCAGCTCCTACACCAGCCCCTAGGACGGCACCTAGGCCCAATGGGGTTAGAAGGGGGGGCGGCCGTGGATCCAATTCCAATCAAAGCCAGGCTGCCCCGACCCCGAATAGCCAAGGGGATAAGCCACTAACCAAATGGGGTAAGCGTTTTAACAAAGCTGAAACACTGGGAGATTTCATAGAAACTGCAGGCAACACAGGAAAGGGAGCTGTGACATTACTCAAGGATGCCGTGGGTATGACGAAAGGAATGTTTGGAGGCGGCGGAGGCAGCGGCATCGTTTCCGGAGGTGCGGCAAGCGCTGCCAAGACCGCTGCAGGGTCAGATTCAATAAAACAGGCAGCTGACGGCAGCCCTGGAGCAAGTGCAATAAAAAATGCAGGCAAAAAGGGTCTAGGCTCCGGCTTGATGAAGGGTCTTGGTAAACGTGCACTCGGCCCATTGGGATATATAGCCGATGCGACCGCAATCGCCTCTGCCGAATCCGGAAAAGAACGTAATCAGGCCATAGGCTCTGCCGTTGGTGGAGGTATAGGAAGCACGATCGGAGGGATCATCGGATCCGTTATCCCGGTTGCAGGTACGATGATCGGCTCAACGCTCGGCGGCACCGTAGGAAGCTATATTGGTGAGAAAGTGGGCGGCGCCTTTACCGGTATTGGTGAGAAGTTCAAAGAAGGTAAGGAGCAGGTATCCAAGTGGTTTTCCAACGCGTTTTCCTTCGGGAAAAAAGACAAGGAAGCTGCTCAACCGAAGGAAACGCCGAAGGCACCACCTTCTAATTCAACGGCAGTCGCTGTTCAAGGACCGATAATTCCAAATGCTGCGCCCACTAATGTCAGTACACCGCTGTTACCTGATCGATCATCGATTTCGACATACGGCTCATACGTGCCGCTTAGTCACTCTTCAAGTAGTGGATCTTTTGGTCCACCTGCGAGTGCAGCTCAAAATCAAGCGGTTTCCGGGAAAATGATGTCGCCTCAGCTCGTTCAGATCAGTCCGGAGCAGATGAGCACGATATCCGGCTTGCTGACGGACTTCAAAGCGGAGACGAGTGTGAATTACAATCTACCTCCAGGCGCGGTGCAGGTTACGGTGCATGAGGAACACCCGATCGATGTGGAAGGATTGATCCTTCAGATCGGACAACGGCTGAGAGCCGAATTCAGTAAAGCGGCGCAGAACCGGAAGCCGACTCCAATGGCCTATTGAAGATGATGGTTAACAGCAGACATGGAGTCGGTCCGAAGGCATCCATACAGAAAGGAGGGGGCCAAGGTGGAGTTTATGTTGAAGAATGGAAAAGGCATGACGTTCCTATTCCCGGTTAATCCCGAAGAGGTGAGCATTTCACGCCAAAAAGGCCTGGAAACGGCTACGATTCTCAACTACGGGGAGTTTGATTTTCCTCAAGGCAATCGGATTAAAGAGATATCGTTCTCTTCATTTTTCCCACAAGAGTATGATGCAGCTTTTTGCAAAGGTGAAGAGGAAGATCATATTAAACCGCAAACCGCGATGAATAAACTTAACGAGTTTTTGATGTATAAAACACCGTTGCAATTCGTCATTACCAAGACGGCGGTGAATGTGCCGGTGTATGTCGCTTCCCATCAGTCCACGTTCCGTGGCGGGGAGGTCGGGGATGTGTATTTTGACATTACGCTCCGGACATGGAGTGAAATGAAGGTGGCCAAAACGGCAGGCAGTAGCGGGGCTGCCGGTACGAATAAAAAGCCCCGGGCCGACATGAAGGAAAAGAACAAAACCTACATTATGAAGCCGGGGGACTCACTTTCCAAAATCGCCAAGCTGGAGCTCGGGGACAGCTCGAAATGGAACCAGATCTACAAGCTGAATCAGAAGATGATCGGTAAAGATCCGAATGCCATCAAGCCTGGGCAGAAGCTGGTGCTGTCATGAGTTATAAGGTGATTTTGCAAGATCAATATGATGTATCATCCTTGGTGGAAGCGATCAATCTACGGGACTCACTCGAACAAGTTGCTTATCAGGGAACTGTCAATTTGGTCGTAACGCCGGATATGCCGCCGATCTCGCCGGGAATGGCGATCCGAATCAGCGGAATTCCTTACGGTAAGAAGGATTATGTCCCCCTGCTGCACCCGGCTGTCGTGTGGGAAGTAGAAACCTCGAATAATGGGGTGAAGCGGATGACCCTCACGCTGTACGATCGGACGGTATATTTGGACAAATCGGAGGATGAATATCTGTTTCCGGCGAAGCAGACCGCTACCCAGCGATTCAAAAAGTACGCGGCGGACTGGAACCTGAAAATTGCGGTACTGCCGGATACCGAGAAGCAGTTGGGGCGTTCCGTTTACCGGACACAATCGATCTATGCGAGCATGTTCGCTGATCTGCGGGAGACGGCCAAAGCCGGCGGCAAGCTGTATCATCCGCGGATGATCTCTTCAGGGCTTGAGCTGTACGAGTTAGGAACGAACAAAGAGGTCTACATCCTGGAGGCCATCACGGATACTACGCAATCGCGGACGTTGGAGGGCGCGGCGACCAAGGTCAAAGTGCTGGCGACAGCCGCAAGCGAGACCGGAAAAGAGGTTCCTTCCAAGGTGATGGCCATCGAGGAGAAGGATATCGCAAAATACGGCCAACTCCAGGCTATTATTCAGGACGATGAAGTGAAGTCGCCTGCGGCTGCCCGCCAGCTGGCCCGGAGCAAACTGAGGGGGATTCGGGAGACCATCTCCCTGAATGCACCTGATGTCAATACGATCCGCGCCGGAGATGCGGTCATGCTGGGCTCGATGAAACTGCTCGTAATTTCCGTCAGCCGGGAGCTGGGCAGTCCCGGAAGCATGATGCTGGAGCTGGGGAGTTATGACGATGTAAAAAGGAGGTTTTACCTTGAATAAAGACCCCTATGGACAATTGGCGTCCTCCTTATATGCCTCAATGAATAAGCAAACCCGTCAAGCCATGGGCGGCGTAGGGGCCGTGCTCGGCACGATAACTTCTACGGGACTCAAGCTGGATGATTTCAAGCATGAGCTGCAGGACTATATGGTAGCGGAGCTGCCGGGAATGCTGTCCTTTCCCCGTTATACGGCAAAGGGCACCGTGACTTGGGGGGGCCAGCAGCAAGATATGACGTTTGATGCCGAAGAGAACGAAGTTGAAGATACCCTTTTTGTATTGGGAAAAGGCCTGAAACCGGGAGACCGCGTGCTCGCCGTTCGGGTCAACAGCGGTAACGACGTGGTGGTCCTATGCAAGGTGGTGAGCAGTGGTGGCTAATTTATTCCCTGAAGGCGATGATATGATCTGGACGGATGCGACCGATCCAGAGGTGCTGGAAGGAGACGGGGCTGTTTTTGGACGGAGCTGGAGGTATGATTTTGAAGCCGGCGAGTTTGTAATGTCCCCGACCCGGAAGATTCCGGTAGCGGACGAGAAGGAAGCCTGGGTCATTTGGTGTGAAAAAGCGATTCGTACGCCGCGTTACCGTCATTTGATCTATACGCGCGATTACGGAAGCGAGCTGGAGGAGCTGGTCGGCAAAGGATATGACCGATCTCTGCAAGAAAGCGAGATTCAGCGCATGGTGACCGAGACGCTGCTGGCGGATGCGCGGACGGAGAGCGTGGATCAGTTCCTTTTTGCCTGGGAAGGAGAAGCTTGCCGTTTCAGCTGCCGAATCACGAGTGTTCGGGATGAGACGGAAATTATAGAAAGCGTGGTGATCTGATGGCAGATTTGCCGTTGTATTTGTTGGATCAGACGGAAGAGAACATTATGAACCGCATGCTGAACAAAGTGCCTTCGGACATCGACAAGTCGGAGGGCTCTTTTATTTGGGATGCGCAGGCGCCGGTCGCGTTTATGCTGTCTGAGGCAGCTTTGTGGGCTCAGGAGCTGCTGCGTCGAGGCTTTGCGAGTACCGTGGCAAGCGATCATCCGGATATCCGTTCTGCCGAACTCGATCTGAGGACGGCAGAGCATGGGATTACTAGGCGGGAAGCGGTCGCTTCGTCCGGCAGCGTTCTGTTTACGGGGAAGCCAGGGACGACCGTGCCTGCCGGAACCTATGTCGCTACACCAGCCGATGAGGGCTCCGGGGAATCCTCCGTGGAGTATGTGACCACATCAGGCGTGACGCTGAGTGACTTGGGTACCGGCACGGCGCCGATCCGAGCCGTCACGCCGGGCAGTAATGGCAATGTTCCCGCAGGTGTCATTCAGCTCATGATGACGTCAGTCAGCGGCGTAACATCGGTTACGAACCCGGAGCCCACGCGGAGCGGGACGGATACCGAAAGCGACCAGTCGCTCCTGGAGCGTTTTTACGCCAAAGTCCGGAGTCAGGGAACGAGCGGCAACAAAGCGCAGTACATGCAGTGGGCCAATGAGATCGCGGGTGTTGGCGGCGTCGAAGTAGCGCCATTGTGGAAAGGACCCGGTACCGTCGGGCTGTATCTCATAGATACGGACAAGCGTGCGGCAAGCCAGGATATCGTGGATGCCGTTCAGCAGTACATTGACCCGTCCCGGGATGGACAAGGCGAAGGCGTTGCCCCGGCCGGTCCGGTGATCACGGTGATGCCTGCGGCGGAAGTGGCGATTGATATCTCCGTCAAAGTGCAGCGCACGCAGGAGCAGCCTTCGACAATGGAAGAAATCCGGAAGCTGATCGAAGACGGCGTTCGCACGTATTTACAGCAGATCGCTTTTAACCGGAAGGATCCTTTGGTAAGGTATACGCGAATTGCCGCCGTATTGCTGGATATTCCAATTATCGTCGACTACTCGGATTTGACGATTAACGGCCACACCGAGCAGCAAAATATCGAAATTGGCTCCGGTCAGGTAGCGGTGCTGGGGACGGTGAGCGTAAGTGAATAATATCCGAATGAACAGCTTGCGAGGTCGCGAGCTGTTTTCTTATCTTCCGGCCTATTACGAGACCTCCCGTGTCATGCAATCCGATATGGATGCCAAGGGTAGCGAACTGGACGCGCTTTATCAGGCGCTGAACTCAGCTGCAGACCAGTTCTTTGTCCGCACAGCGACTTGGGGTTTGGAACGCTGGGAGATGGAGCTCGGCATTTCGACAGATCGGAATAAACCGATCGAGCAGCGACGGGCGGTGCTGGAGTCCAAGCTGCGCGGAGCGGGAACCTTCTCGGGAGCGCTCGTAAAGAATGTGGCGGAAGCTTACGATGGCGGCACGGTTGAGGTATCTTTTCAGCCCGAGGAATGGGGCTTCACGGTTAAATTCGTGGATACGCTCGGCATCCCGCCGAATCTGGAGGATTTGAAAGCCGCGATCGAGGAGATCAAGCCGGCGCATCTGGCGGTGGCGTATGCGTTCCGGTTTTATACTTATGTTGAGCTTGTGGAGAGTGGCCTGACATATGGGGATGTGGCGGCAACGGGAAAAACATATGGCGCAATTTATAATAGGGGGTTGACGTAACATATGGCACTAACAGCAGCTTTAGGACTACCGCTCATTGATGACACAATGACGGCGAACGTTGTCAGAGATCTGAACGCTCTAGCGGAAGATATCGATAGCAAAGTAATGCCTAGGAAGGGGGGGGTACTAGATGCGGGAATGATAGATGTAACCGACGGAACACGTATTCTTCGAATCGGTTCCGATGCAAATGATCCATGGATCGGTACGCCAACGAATCATGATTTTCGATTCATCACGAATAATCAAGTGCGCGGTCGAGTTACAGCGTCCGGTTCTTTTGTATGGCTGGATCGTATTTTGACCAGCCGTGCCGGGATGCAGATCGGACAGGATTCAATGGCAGCGAAAAACTTCCACCTTGTTTCAGATGATGTGTCCACAAAGCCTGCCTTACGAGTCTATAACGGCAATTACGGTACCGGTACACGAATGTTTGGAATCGATACATCTGGACACATCATGATAGGGAGCCAAACAGAGGCATGGAATACCGAAGGATGGTCCAAGGTAGTTGACATTTATCGAACCGGTAACCTAAATCTCACGCTTCGGACGGATCAATCGCAGGGGGTTCTTGCCGTTCATGATTCAGGATTCTACGGATGTAATCCGGGTCTTATTATCGGGACTGCAACGGCTCAGGAACTTTCTTTTGTTGTTGGTAAAACACGGCGCGCAGCTTTCGGTACAGACGGATCCTTTACAGTAACTACCGGAGCCATGGGCGTCTCGACGTCCCAAGATGCTTATGTTTTCTTAAATGCTGGAAATATACCGTTAAATGGATGGCGTAATAAAGCGATTATTAATAGTGTTAATGACGCTTATGGGGGGGCAGGTCTTATTTTTCGAGCTACTCGACCAAGTGATAACGCCTTAATTGATATAAAGCTAAATTGGAATAAAGGCGGAGGCGATATTATGACCGAGTCGCATATTGTCAAATCAACAGCAGCGCCGTCTGGTGGGTTCGATGGTCAAATATGGATTCAATATTCATAAGGAAAGGGGGACCCTTTTATGGCGCTAAGTGTTCGTGCCGGAGGCACGTTTCGAAACGTCTCTAGCGTTCATACTCGAGTAGGCGGAACATGGCGGAAAGCAACTCAGGTTTGGGTAAGGATCGGTGGAGTTTGGAAGCAGGTTTGGACAGGTCAAGGATTTAAAGTAGTGGCTAATATGAATACAACTCATGTCTGGGGCTACGTAAATTCCGTAGGAAACTATGTGTATACAATTGGTGGATTTGCTGGAGCTATTGCAGATGGCTATGAGTCAAAACGTAATGAGCGATACGATCCAATAACGAATACATGGTCGTTTATGGCAGATATGTTTTATAGAAAGGTAAATGGCGCGTCTTTCGTTATTAACAATGAGATTTATATGCAGGGTGGTAACGCAGACTACCATATAGGAGTTATTTATAGTCCAACAACGAATACGTACCGAAGTTATCAAGCAACGGCATCTGGAGAATCACAATTTTCTGGCACTATCGGTTCATTTGGATATACAGCAGGTGGTTTTGACCGTTACTTATACATGAACACATACCAGTACAATCCAGCAACTAATAGCTCTACGATAATGGCAAGCATGCCTAATCCTATTGCATATGGAGCCTCAGCGGTAGTCAGCAATAGTCTTTATACTATCGGTGGTATGACGACTGAGAATCGTTGGACGAACTACGTTTATCAGTTTACACCTAGCACAAATACTTGGACGCAAAAGGCGAACGCGTTGTTCGCTAATGAGCGGCCTTGCGCATGGTCATATAACAATAAAGTTTATGTATATCGATTATGGAATCAACTTGATGTCTATGATCCAGTAACAAATACATGGGTGACTTCGCCCGATGTATCACCAAGTGGACAGTCGATCTATGGAACAAAAGGAGCAGTTGTCGGGAATAAGGCTTACATTCCAGGAGGTGTGAACGCCAATAATGGTTCGTTCTCATATCAAACCTTGGAATACACAATGGGGTAGGGAGGTACCAAATGGAATACAAAGGTAGAGAATTAATTTGTACAGAAGAGGAGTTACAACAGTTTATCGGTGGGTTAACCGTTATGCATCAAGTGTATAAGTTCACTGACAAGTTCAATGGACAGTTTATCCATAACCCGACTGGAAATGATAACGCACGTTATTACGTATTACAGGTCGGAGACAGGACGTTTCTTCAACCTCATGCGCCATTTGAAATGGGTATTGTTCCTATTACGGAGGAGAATGCGCTTGAATACATTGAGCGTCACGCGGATGAGTTAACCGATATGGTTATATTTGAAAAATTCGCTGTTCAACCAGAAGATTCCCTAGAAGTTCTGAAAAAGAAAAACTCTGAATTGCAAATTATAGCCGACGAGTTGAAGCTTCGCAATGCAGCAATGCAAGACGACCAGCTTTTTATTCTCGAAGCTCTTGCGACCGAAGGCATTATTTAAATATCTGGGAGGTGATTTTTTTGCTGACAGCAAGACAACGCATGGTACGAGGGTATGGATTCGCAATATTTGAGGATGGTACTCGAAAATTTAATTCCATAGGACACAGCTTTCACTTGGACATAAAGTCGTATGCAGCAGCCAATTTTGGAAAGGACAAGATCGACTTTGCGCTTTCAACTGAAAGAATTACTGAAGATGAATATCAGGAAACGTTAGCGCTGGTTGGAACTGACCAGGCAAATGAATGGTTCAATATTTAGGGAGGAAAAGATACGATGGAAAATACGCAAGATATCCGACAACTTGCAAAGCTGCGTTTGCAGGAGATTCACGCGCAAATGTACGTACTGAGCGAAGAAGCCAGAATTATTAATGGTTTTCTTACTCTGAGAGATCAAGAGGAAGCAAATACTAATTCGACTGATATCCAGATGGAACATTTTGAAGAGTAACTGTTGGAGCTCGTTGAATTTGCCTTAGCACAGTTCATAGGTCCTTACTCTTGGGATAATGAATTTATAAAAATTTATGATTATTACACCTACAGCCTTCAAGCCGGAAGAGGAGGTGATCTAGTATGATTGTTCAGCAAATGCAAACTTCTCTGAAAAGCGCCTTGCAAACGAAATTTAAAGACATCTCCCTCATTTTCAAAGAGGATGCCACACCACTACCACCAGCCCCATACTTCAAAACTGAGCTAACCCTAGCCGAGTTCGAGCCGATATCGACAAGTCGATATGCGGCTCGTTTTCGTTTCCACATCTCTTACGTGCCAACGGAAGGGAAGTCAGTGGCAACGATCATGGACGATATGCTTGAAACGTTGACTTCACTAGATATTGGCGGTCGACCATGCCGCGCCTCATCAGTGGCGTGGGAGCGCCCAACGGGGAATGATGGGGCAATGGGAGAAGGATATTTTCGCGCAGAGTATGTCATTCAGATGACAACGGATCAGGAAGAGAACGACATGAAGATGCAAACATTGAAACAGGGAGGCGGATTGAAATGAGTAAAAAAGAAACAGCACCAGCGTTCAACAAACACCAGTTGGCACAATCCAATCAATTCAGTAATCGCGAGAAGGATGTGCTGAGCGCCATTCTCGAAGAGGGCAAGACGTACACCATTCAGCAAGCGAAAGACCAATTAACCACATTTTTGAAAAAGGAGGTCATCTAAATGGCCGGAGGAACATGGACAACACCAAACAAAGTAAGACCAGGCGTATACACCCAAATCTCATCGCAGGAGCAGCCGATCGGGCGCGTAGGTGAAAGGGGGATTGCGGCGTTGGGCTTGTCCCTTCCATGGGGAGAGCCACATAAAATCCTGACGATCAAACCAGGCACCAACCTGGTAGAGGTGCTGGGATATGATATCACATCACTACAGTTGCTCTCGGTAAAAGAAGTACTTAAGCGTGCTGGCACGCTTCTGTTGTACCGCTTAAATAGCGGCGCCCAGGCTGCAGCTTCTGTTGCTGGTCTCAAAGTAACCGCACTTTATGGCGGCGAACGCGGAAATGACATCCAGATCGTCATTGAGAACGCCGTCGATGATCCCGGCAAGTTCGTGGTCAGCACCTTGCTGAGCGGCAAAGTCGTAGAAAAACAGCTTGTAGCCAGTGCGGCCGAACTGAAACCGAACTTGTACGTAGCCTTCGCACCGGATACCGGCGATTTGGCGGCTACGGCTGGCTTTGCTCTCACAGGCGGCGCGAACGGCACCGTAACCAACCAAGAGCATGTGGATTTTCTTGCCGCGCTTGAGGTTCAAGAATTCCAGACTGTAGGTCTGTTGTCGGGTGACCCAACGCTTAAGTCCCTGTATACCGCATTCGTCAAGCGTCTTCGTGAGCAGGAAGGCAAGAAAGTTCAAGCTGTGCTGTCTGATTATTCGGCTGCGGATTATGAAGGAGTCATCAGCGTAAAAAATGGCGTTGTTCTCACCGACAGCACCGTCGTGGATAAGGTGAAGGCAGTTGCCTGGGTCACTGGTGCTACGGCTGCAGCAGCCGTTAACGAATCCCTTACGTATGCGGCTTACGATGAAGCGGTGGATACCGATGTTCGCTTGAGCCATACGGAGATTGAAGCGGCGCTCACGAAGGGCGAGTTTCTGTTCAGCTACAGCGGCGGGAAAGCCGTGGTCGAGCAGGATATTAACAGCTTTACCTCGATTGAGCCAGCGAAAGCGCGACACTTTTCCAAAAACCGGGTGGTTCGCGTGCTGGATGGAATTGCAAACGATCTAAAGCTGATTTTTGAGAAGTCCTATATCGGTAAGGTAGATAACAATGTGGATGGCCGGACGCTGTTCTGGGCGGAATGTGCGGCGTATTTTGCATCTCTGCAGAATATTGGAGCTATTCAGAATTTTGATGCGAACGAGGATATTGTGGTGACACCTGGTACAGAAGGCGATGTGCTGTTTGTGGATATTAAGGTACAGCCAGTGGATGCAATTGAAAAAGTATACATGAAAGTGAAGGTGGTCTAAGATGGCATTTTTACGGGCAAACGACACGATTTCCGGGCAAGAGGGCAAGGCATTCGTCAAGATTGGCGAGCGTATGGAGGAAATGTTCTACATTAAAACACTGGAAGCTACGGTGGAGAAGGAAAAAGCCGAGCTGAAAACGATGGGCCAACGCGCCGTACAGCACAAAGCCATTGGCTGGAAGGGCAGCGGCACGATGACCATTTATTATGTGACCTCACTGTTCCGCGAGCTGATGATGGAATACATCCAGACCGGCAAAGATTCTTACTTCATGATCGAAGTGCGCAATGAGGATCCGGGTTCGTCAACGGGACGTCAGACGGTGATTTTGGAAGGGGTCAACCTCGACAGCGTGATTATGGCATCTCTCGACACCGAAGCGGAGGCGCTGGAGGAAGAAGTGGCCTTCACGTTTGAGAATGTGCGAATTGAGACGCCGTTTAACCCATTGGCCTAATACTTAACATTGAATGAGGAGGAAGGAATATGAGCGATTTTAGTATGTTTTTTGCTGGACAGTCGTCTGCGGAGATCACGGAGGAATTCGTGGTCTCTGTTCGTTTTAAGGATGCTGAAGGAGGTCCTGTGCCCTGGAAGCTGCGCAGCATTACGGAGGAAGAGAACCAGGAATGCCGCAAAGCGGCTACCCGTAAGGTCAAAGGCAAGAACGGTGTATTCACGCCGGAAATCGACCCGAATGACTATATGACGAAATTGATGGTATCCAGCGTTATTTACCCGGATTTGAAAAACAGCGAGCTGCAAAAATCCTACGGCGTGCTCGGTGCTGAATCCCTGCTCCGCAAAATGCTGCTACCGGGCGAGTTCGCCGCGCTTGGCGAGCGGGTGCAAGCCCTGAATGGTTTTGACCGGGATATGAACGAACTGGTGGATGACGTAAAAAACTAATCAAAGAGGGCGACGGTGATGCGAACTATGCGTACTACGCCCTCCATGAACTGCACATCCTTCCTCACCAGCTCATGGCGATGACGGTCCGGGAACGGGCCGCCATCTATGCCATGATCTCGATGCGGGTGGAGAAGGAGAAGCGTGAGCGAGTCCGGAAGCGGAGATAGGTTGTAGAAAAGGGGGTGAAGGAATGGCGAGCGTAAAGGATGCACTCCTGCGCTTAAATAATCTGGCTAATGAAATGATCGTGAATCAGCTGTTACAGCTTGAAAACAGCTTTCAACAAACTGTTGATCAAATTGCTGAGGCAGCAGCAGAACAAGAGCAGCTTAATGAACGGATTGAGCAAGGGGAAAAGAAAGCCAGTAAACTTGGGAATGCTTTTAAATTGTTAAAATCCGCATATAAAGCGGCCGATTTTGTTGCGAAAATGACGATTATTCCAGCAGCAAAAGAACAAGTAACGGAAGACTTCTTTAAAGTTAAGACTGGTGATGCCGAGGTAGGTTCAGCTATATTCGAGAACGTCAAACAGAATGCATTGAAAACCGGGTTAGATGTTAATGATTCGCTAAATAATGCTTTAACGTTTATGTCAATGACTAAAAACTCAGATCAAATTGCGCAATTAAATGGCTTCGCTGATCGAATGAGCACACTATCAACAGACGGCAAGAGTTCAAAAGATGCAACAGGGGCGATTATGAGTGCGATGCGTGGCGATACCAGCTCTCTAGCTAAAGATTTTAATATTCCTGATTCCCAGATTAAAAGCTTTAATGCAGAAATCATATCATCTAAAGGGAATTTTACTGCATTTCTTTCATCCATGGACAAACTGCTGCAAAAATCAGGCATGACACAGGAAGCTATGGATGCCATGCTGGATTCGCCTGTTAATAAGTGGCAGCAACTAATGGGATCCGTCAACAATTCTTTTGTTCAGATGGGGGGTGGCGCATTAGCTGCAATCATGCCAATTCTGGATATGTTGAATGCAGCTTTTGAAAACGGGACTTTCCAGCCTTTTATTGATGCTATATCCATAGGATTAACCGTAATTGCTGAGGGGTTTTTGTGGGTAGCGCAAATGATTCCTCCAGCCTGGGAATTCATTAAAGCTACGATTGCTGGTGTCGGTAACACGATATGGAATCTGGTCACTATATTTATGGGGTTGCTTCCTGTTATCGCTTTAGTGGGTGTTTTTTTTGCAATGTTAAATGCAGGGATGATCATGGGAAGAATATCGGCTTACGCATTTACTGCGGCACAAACTGTGATGGCTACGGTTACGAATATAGCGGCAGGTGCAATGAGATTATTTAATATGGTGGTTAAGGCTAATCCTCTTATGCTGTTCATTTCTTTAGTTATCGCTGCGATGGCCGCATTCGGGGCTTGGCAAGTGGTGACTATGGGCCTTAAGCAGATATTTAGCAATGTATTTGGTTTCATTGTCGATCTGGCGCAAAACACGGTTAACACGGTCATTTCAGTTATTAACGGGATCATTAAAGGTGTTAACGCGGTAGCGGGCTTTTTTGGCAAGGTTCTTGGCGTTGATACCAAGCAAATTGCGGAGATTGAATATAAGGCGGATTTTACGAATTTCAAGGATAAAGGGCAAGACTATATTGAAGATTTCTCTATAGATAAGTTCAAAAATCAATTCATGCCGGCTAAGAACACGGGCAAGAACAACGAGGAGTTATTGGAACAGTACAATATGGGAAAAACCGGATACGATGTTCCCGTTCCAAAAACAGCCCCAACTCCGTCCATGCCTGCCATGCCAACAGCCCCAATCCCGGTAGCCCCTGCGGGCGGCAGTATCGATTCCATTGGTAAAGTGGATAACTCGGTGGACGTGGCGAGCGAGGATCTGAAAATTATGCGCGACTTAGCAGAAGTGAATGCGATCAGCAATATGATTACTCTGACGCCTACCGTGCAGATGACAACAGGAGATATTAACTCCGGGGCCGATCTGGATACGATCATGTCGAGAATTAACCGAACGCTGGAGGAGCAGTTTGTGTCCAGTGCCGAGGGGGTGTATCTGTAGCATGAGCGATTATGGATTTTTTCTGAGCTTCAATAACCAGGAGGAGGTTTTTCGATTTCCGGTGAACCCCGAGCGGATTGACGTGAAGGATAGCGGCGAAGGCAAATCCTATACGGTAGCGGGGCTTGGTGAAGTGAATGCAATTCTGCATCCGAAGCTGACGGAGATCTCGTTTGAAAGCTTTTTTCCGGGTAGGATGTACCCCTTTGTCCATCTAGGATCTGACCAGGAGCTGAAGCTACCGATTGATTACGTAAATACCATTAAGGGCTGGATGGAGACCCGCCGACCTGTGCGCTTTGTCATGACGGGCCTCGTTCCCGATCCGCTAAGCGGTACGGACGGCAAGAATGTGGCTCGGGCAATGAAGTCTTTTGGCATCAACATGGCGGCATCTATCGAAAGCTTTAACTGGAATACGATGGCCGGATCGCCGGAAGATATCGAGTTCTCGATTACGCTCAAACGCTATGTGTTTTATGGGGCTCGGAAGGTAGTACCGGTAAAAGACAAAAAGGCGGCAGCCGTGAAGAAGAAAGACCGGCCGGATGACCGCGAAAAACCAACCTCCTATACGGTTGCCAAAGGCGACACCCTGTGGAGCATTGCCCAAAAGCTGCTCGGCAGCGGTTCCCGTCATGCGGACATCCAAAAACTGAACGGAATTAAGGACCATGAGGTTCGGAAGCTGGCTATCGGCCGGGTTCTTAAGATTCCCTAAAGAGGTGGCGCCATGATTGAACTGATGATTGACCGTAAGAACGGAAGCGTGTGGGATCTGGGGCAGATCGTAACCGACATCACGTGGAAAACAAGCCGTCAGGCGAAGCCGGCGAGTCTGGATATCAACTATGTGAACGATGGTCTTGCGCAGAGCAAGGAATTCGAAGTGGAAAACGGCGACATTGTGCGCTTTCGGAAGGATAATAAGGATCTGTTTTATGGTTATGTTTTTTCCAAGGAGTGGGGTATGGACGCCCAGGTCAAGGTTATGGCTTATGACCAGCTGCGTTACCTGTCCAGCAACGACACCTACCGGTTCACGAATGCCAAGGTGGAGGATATCATCCGGAAGATTGCCAAGGATTTCAATCTGAAGACAGGAACGCTTGCCGATACCGGCCATACGATCCCTGCGATGCTGGAAGCGGACAAAAAACTGATCGATATTATCTGCAAGGCCCTGGAGTCCACGTTGATCGCGACCAAGCAGTACTATATGTTTTACGACCAGTACGGTGAACTGACGCTGACCAATATCAACGACATGCTGCTTAAACTCGCGGTGGGAGAAGACAGCCTCATGACGGATTTTTCATATAAAAAAAGCATCGACAACGAGACGTATAACCGCATCAAAGTCGTGCGGGACAACAAGGAAATCGGGAAGAGGGACGTGTATGTTTACCAGCATGGGCAGAACATCGCCCAGTGGGGGCTGCTCCAGTTGTATGAGGTTGCTGACGAGAACATGAACCCCGCTCAATTGAAGCAGTTAGCGCAAAATTTGCTGGAGCTGAAGAACAGGGAGCAGCAGACGTTGTCGATCGAGGCTATTGGAGATTTGCGGGTACGTGCAGGAAACACGATCTATGTGAATCTTCCAGAAGAAGGCTTGAAGCCGTATCTCATTGATGAGTGTACGCATAAATTCTCGGATGGTAAGCACACGATGTCGCTGAATATGAAGGTGGTGTAAGCAGTGATGCTGGATATTATCAAAAAAGCCAGTCTCAGCGCCGTGGGAAGCACAAACCCGATGGCGGTGCTGTATGGCACAGTCACATCAACACATCCTCTCGAGGTGAACGTGGATCAGCGTTTCAGCCTGACGGAGGATTTTTTAGTTATCGGAGAATCAATGACCGAGTACAAGTTGAATATTAGCGGCGCCGAGTATGTAATTCGAAAAGGGCTGGAGATTGGTGATACGGTGCTGCTCATTCGTTACCAGGGCGGGCAAACGTATCTCGTGCTGGATCGGTTGGTGAAGCCATCATGATTCCGCAGGGAGGAACGCTGCAACCGGGTAGCGAGATCGTGGAAACACTGGAGCAGCCCAGCCTGACGTATAACTTGAACCTGGAGGAAGGTACGATATCCGGTCACATTGACGGTCTTGAGGCCGTTAAACAGGCTGTCGTAAAAATTCTTCAGACGCGCCGTTTTGAACATCTGATCTACAGCAGTAACTATGGGCAGGAGCTGGACTCCGTCATTGGCCGTGACCCGCTGTGGGCCTATGCTGAAATCGAACGGCACATCAAGGAAGCGCTGCTGCAGGATGACCGCATTTTGTCGGTAGATGATATGAATATTACCTTTGTGGGCGATCAGGCCGTGGCAGAATTTACGGTCCGAAGCGTGTATGGGGCTTTCAATATGACCAAGGAGGTGAGAGAGGATGGTTGAGGAACAGACGTACGAAGCAATTCTGGAGCGGATGATGGATCGAATTCCGGATGGTATGGATAAAAGGGAAGGCAGCATCATCTACGATGCGTTGGCACCTTCTGCTGCTGAGCTTGCGCAGATGTACGTAGAATTGGGGTACTCCATGAACCTGAAATTTGCCGCTACGGCCTCGGGCGAATTTTTGGATCGGAGCATTGCCTGGTCGGGTCTGACCCGGAAGCAGGCTACAAAAGCACAGCTTCTGGGACACTTTTCAGGTAATAACGGTGCCGCGGTGGATGTGCCTCTAGGGAGTCGTTTTTCATTGGATCCGCTGAATTACAAAGTCATCACCCGTCTGGATGCAGGGCAATATGTGCTAGAATGCGAGACAAGCGGGAAGGAAGGCAACCGCCGATTCGGCTCGCTGCTTCCGCTGGAATACGTCGAAGGCTTGGTGAAGGCGGAGCTGATGGAGCTCTGGGTACCTGGCGAAGATACCGAGTCGGATGAAGCGTTGTATGACCGATACCGCGAAAAAATCTCCCGTCCCGTGACTAGTGCAAACCGGAATCAGTATGAACTGTGGGCGAGGGAGAAAGCCGGGGTTGGCAAGGCCAAGGCTTTTCCGTTATGGAATGGTCCGGGCACCGTTAAGGTGGTGCTGCTGGATAATGAGATGCGATCGCCAACGCCTTCCGTTGTGGAATCGGTGCAGCTGTATATCGATCCGACCATGGATGGCATGGGGGAAGGCGCAGCTCCCGTCGGTTCGGTTGTCACCGTTGTTGGGGCGGTTGAAGTGCCTGTCAATATTGATGTACAGGTTACGTTGCTCGATGGAGCCGGCATGGATGGCGTGCAGGAAGCCATTGAGCGGGGCGTTCGCCAGTATCTGAAAGACCTGGCTATGTCCGACCCGTTGGTCCGGTATAACCGGATCGCCAATGTGATCTTGGATATTCCGGCAGTCATCGACTACGAGGTATTGACCGTGAACGGAGGTACGGACAGCCTTCCGATCGAACCGGAAGCGGTAGCTGTCCTGGGGATGGTGACAGTCCGATGAGTAAAGCCGAAGCCTGGCTGGGTTATCTGCCGTCCTTTTATCACGATGTTCGAGAAATGAAAGCCATTGCCGGAGCCGAAGGGGCTGAGTTGGACAAGCTGGCGCAGGAACTGGAGGATCAGTTGGACCAGTATTATCCCGAAACCGCTACTTGGGCGCTGTCCCGGTTCGAGCAGGACTTGAACATTTCGGTGAACCTCGCCAAGCCGATCGAGCAACGTCGTTCGGTCATCATTTCGAAAATGCGGGGGAGCGGCAAGGTGTCTGCCAGCATGCTCAAAAATGTGGCGCAAGCCTATGAGCGGGGCAGCATCGAGGTCTCCGTCCAGCCAGCGGAGTATAAAGTGACGATTCATTTTAGAGATACGCTGGGCATCCCGCCGAATTTAAGTGATTTGAAATCAGCCATTGAGGAGATCAAACCAGCGCATATTTCGGTCGAGTACGCACTGCGTTATCTCACCATAGCTGAAGTGGAGGGCATGACCTTTGAGGAAATATCAGCAACGACACAAGACAGATTGTTGGGAGGAGGAGCCTAAATGACGAATCCGGTTACGCCGAATATCGGGTTGAACAAAATTGATCGAACCTCACCGTCCACGACGTATTTCGATCTGGAGAAATATATCGACCAAAACGCAGATGCTGTAGATCGGTTCGCAGGTGAAACCAGCGAGGCCATCGGCGCATTGGAAAAGCGTCTGGACACGGAGGAGCGCAGGGAAGTCGTGCTGCAGCCGGGGCTTCAGATTGTGAACGCAGAGCGGAGCGCGCCTTTTAAGTTGAGTGGGATTAAAGGGCGGACGTTGGTGAATTTGGCTGGACGATGGACTAATCGAAGCCCATCAAACCCTGCGACAACTACCTTAAGTGTTGGGTCGGACACCACCGGTAATAATACTGAGATTATAAATGTAGCTGTTACAAATACAGACGAGGGGTACATCATATATAGACAAGTAGGGGGCTCAGCTTTTCTTGCTCTTGCTGGGAAATATTACGTAATATCGGCAGAAGTGAAAATAAACAGCATTTCTGATAGCGGGTTAGTTAAATTAGGCGCAAATGTTGGAATTGGGGCAGATGCTGTTGATAAGACTAAACTGGGGATTTGGCAAAGAATTTATTATGGGTTTACAAAATCGGCTGACACCGCTTTTGATATTATAGTTGGAGTTTGTTACGCGGGTGGGGTATATGCTGCCGTCAACTTTGATGTTAAAAACGTAAGTTTATATGAAATTTCACAATCAGAGTATAACAATATTACATCGTATTCCGCAGAACAAATGGATATTAAATATCCATACGTCGATAGTATTCAACCTGTACGAAATCCGTATGTGATCCGGTACGGAGAGAATCTGGCTCCTACACTATTTGAAGGCACGGTTGAAAGTTCAACGAAAGTGCTATCTGAATATTCGGCTATAGTAAAAGCGACAGGTTCAACGGTTGTGGAATACCGGTCTAAACTTATACCTGCTATACCTAATACTAACTATGCACTCCGTGCGAAAATCACTCTAAATGGCCTAGAAAAATACGATGGAGTGTACGTTGATGTACTGGGTTACGATGAAGCTGGGTTGTATGTATTAGACACACCTGGAACCTCCGTCAATGGAACAGGCACTGGAACAGATATATTTGCTACTCCGGCAAACATCAAAACTATGGAGGTTCGTATTGTAGCACCTCAAGATGCAGCTGTTGGTGACTATGTTATTGAAGATATTACGCTTAATCTCGGAGCTACGGTCAAAACACATAAACCACGTGAAGACTGTATACTTGCGCTGCAAACGGACTTATACTCCGATCCGGTGACAGGTGCGAATGCTGACGAGGTGTTCGAAAAAGACGGACAGTATTTCAGGTTCGCGAAGTGGGGGAAAGCTACACTAACCGACAAATTTAACTATGTTGGTATTGGTGGGAAGGGAACCGGATGGAAACAGACTTTCTTTGATTTACTTAGTAACACATCTGGACCGTATTCTGAAACAGTCGTAAAATATGACGGCAAAAAACTCCAATCGGATCAGATTACCAATAACCCCGATATTAGTGCAATTGATTCAGGAAACGCAAAGCGTTGTTATATTTCAATAGCCAATACAGACAGCGGCTGGGGCGACAACTATTCGCCGACAGCCGACGAGATTAAGGCGTATTTTATGGGTTGGACGATGTACGACGGATCAGGGAGTAACGCAACGCCTGATAATCCGGTTAATAACTTTTACAACGGAACAGGGGTAAAAGCGTGGGCTTATCGGGCGGACGGTGTGACTAGATCGTGGTTAGGCTGGACAGATAAACTTCCAACAACTCAAGCTCCTAATTGGACGCCTTACCAACTCTTGTACCGTCTAGCTAAAGAAACTATCGAGCCTATCGTTTCTGAAGGTACGTTGACGTTTAACGAGGTAGATAATCAGATCGAGGTTGGAACAGGGATTGTGCTGCGTGAACGGGCGAATTCGGTTACCGGAGCGACCGTGACTCAGTTTAACAGGACTGATTCGATATTCTCTGGCACCGCCCTAAGAAATAAAGTCGGACAGTTTTTGACTGTTTATAAAAACGGCCTAAAAGACAGCGTATGGAGGTTTGAGTTCACTCTAAGTGCCTCAAACGGCAACTATCACGCTTACACAGCCAATGCAGATTACGATCCATCCGCAGCCTATTCCGTAACATACCTGATGCTGGATAAGACGCCTAACGTTCCGTTCACCGGCTCGTACGCAGCTAACGAAAAGGCGATGCTCCAAGAGTTGACCGACGCCGTACAGCAGAATGCGACCGCTGTATCGGTGCTGATGAATAAGAAGGCAGATAAGGATAACTCTGTTGTATGGGTTGAACCTACTCTGATTAATGGTGCTACTGAATATACCGAAACAAATTTCCGTAAGCCAAGTTATACTAAAATTGGAAATTGGGTTAAATTAAGTGGACTAATTAAAGTTACAGTTTCTGGTACAATGTTTTACCTTCCCCCAGGATATCGCCCAAACAAAGTCCTTATATTTGCGGGTTTGTCCGGAGGTATTGCTTCTTATACTATGATGGACCTCCGAGTTACTCCAACGGGTAATGTGACCGTTAATACAACAAGTCCATTAGACTGGCTTAGTTTAGACCATATTATATTCCAAGCAGAACAATAAAGGAGGTATCACATGAAAGCTGTACCTAAAGTAAATATAGACGGCCTCTATTTAGAGGATATGCTCATGGACGATGCCATTTCCGGTGTCGTCCCTTTTTATGAGGAGATCGAGCCGCAGCCGCCCGCCGATCTGGATGAAGAAGGGGACGCCGAGGGACAAACGGAGGAGGAAGCGGAACCGGAACCGGAAATCACCGGATATATCGTCGGCGTGCCAGTTATGCCTGGACTGTTCATGCCGCGCTTCGACATCCCGGCTTGGGAGGCCTACCAGGACGATCTGCAGGCAGCAGAATCAGATTATCGCCAAGCGTATGACGAATGGCAGGTACAGCCTGAGGACGAGCGGGGGGAGCCGCCGACGTACGTCACTCCCGAGATGCCGACACTTTGGATCGAAGGTTTAACCCAGGAAGAAATCGAGGAGCTAACTAGACCTCAACCACAGGAACCTAATGAAGTGGATCGCTTAGGTTCTGAGATGGTTGCACGGGAGCTCGAGGCCATGGAGTTGCGCCAGCAAAATGAGGCGCAAGGCGCTCAAATTGTAGGGCTTGAATTACGGTTGTTATCACTTGAAAATAGCTGATCGAAAGGAGCGGAAGACGATGTTCGAGAACGATTTTGAACGCTTGAAGTACTACTATGAAAAGAAGTGGGCGCAGAAGCCTCAATTGAGACAATATGTTGCGTTTGGCGTGATCACTCCCGAAGAATATGAAGTCATCACTGGCGAGGCTTACTAAACGCTGCTTTGAATTACTCTACAGAAGACTTCAACGAAGAAGGCGGAATCATGCTGTAGAAGCGGAGCGGTCGCCTTTGTCCCCGGATTTTAACCTTATCCATAAGTGTTCAGGAAAATCCGGGGGCAACAGTTATCATGAACGAGACAGACTCCCCGTAATTGCAACATCTTAGGTTAATTTTGGGAATAATGGTGTAGTAGAAGCTAAACCAAAACCAAAATCAGAGCTAAATTGCAAAGGAGAGTCTGTACTATGAAGGATACCATAAAATACGTAGGCTTAGACGTGTCGAAGGAAAATATTGCTGTATCTGTAGCTGATCCAGGAAGAGAAGGCGCTCGGTATTTGGGCACGATTCCTCATACCGAGTATCACATCTTGAAAGTATTGAGGAAGTTAGGCCAACCCAATGAATTAAGCGTTTGTTACGAGGCAGGTCCAACAGGATATCCTTTAGTTCGTTTGCTAACTGCACATGGATATGACTGCATTGTTATCGCCCCATCACTTATGCCTAGTCGTCCAGGAGAACGGGTAAAAACGGATCGTAGGGATTCGATGCGTCTGGCACAATTACTTCGAGCAGGTGAATTAACACGTGTGCATGTACCTACTCCAGAGGAAGAAGCACTTCGTGATTTGGTACGAATGCGTGAAGATGTTAAGGAAGACCGAACTCGAATCCGGCAGCGGATCGGGAAGTTTCTCCTTCGTCATCAGATTGCACCTAAAGAGCCACTTCGCCGCTGGACGGCTAAGTACCGGTTATGGTTAGGACGTATTCCATTCGAGTCCGCTTCTCAACGCTTGGTTCTGCAGGAAATGCTGCATCAGATGGATGAAAATGAAGAACGTCTGAAGCGTATGGAAGCAGCCATTCACGAAGAAGCCACGGAAGGGCACCACGCCCCCTTAATACAAGCCCTTCAAACCTTACGTGGAGTAGCTGAAACGACAGCAACAGGAATCGTAGCGGAAGTGTGTTCATTTACCCGGTTTGGTAATGCGAAGGCTTTCATGGGGTACACAGGTTTGGTGCCGAGGGAATACTCAAGTGGCCAAAGCCGATGGCAGGGAAACATTACGAAATCGGGGAATACCCACCTTCGTCGTTTATTGGTCGAATCCGCTTGGAGTTACCGCTATAAACCTGCGCTACAAGGAGAGTTAAAGAAACGTCAACAAGGAAAATCTCCTGAAATTCAGGCCATATCCTGGAAGGCACAGCATCGACTACATCGAAAATACACGAAAATGCTGTCAAAGGGTAAGCCTAGTGGCAAAGCAGTTGTGGCCGTGGCGCGTGAACTAAGTGGATTTATTTGGTCGATTGCCCGAGAACTTGAAGAGAAAAGGATAAATAGGTGA